TCAGTATTATCTTGTATTCCTATAACAGCATCAGGGTCAGAGGATATAAATCTAGCTATCTGATTTGTCGTTCCAGCATTTACAGTAAGGGCGTAAGCAGGATCATTTGTGCCTATACCAACCTTATCGCTAAACAATCCAGTGACTCCAGAGATGTGCGGTCCAGTAGAAAGGATATTATTTGTTGTAGTTGCCCCTCTATCAGTAACAGTCTGTAAAGTATCTCCCTCTGAAGCGCTGCTTCCTGTTATTACAGGATTGCCATTAATATAAATACCACTGTCAGTATCTACAAATACACCGCTTTGAAATCTTAAGCTTAAAGTGTTACCTCTAGGAGAATCGTAGTTTGCTGTCCTTGAATCAGAAAAAACAAAAGCTCCATTGTGTCCTGATAGTACTCTTGAATAATTACCCGCAGAAACACTATGGTTAGCGAAGCTAATTCTATTATTATCTCCTCCTAGAATAGTAGCAAATTGAGATTCTTTGATCTGGTTGTATCCACCACCTAATATAGCACTGTAAAGAGAGTTTGTTCCACTAATCAAATTAGAATTACCAGCCCCAATAAAAGTATAGGGCGCTGAAATAACTTTATTTCCTTCTCCTCCTACTATTGCAACCTTATCAACGTGAGAATCAGAAGCTATTCCAGTAATTAAATTGTTTAAACCTCCACCTATAACAGAATAATCTCCACTAAATATACTGTTAGTTTTACCTCCAGCAACTACAGAATATTCACTATGATTTACATTTAGATCATATCCTCCTCCAATGAAGTCATAATCTCCTCCTGATATAGTACCTAGAACACCACCTGCTATAACATCATAGTCTCCACTTACTAAGTGTCCTGACCCTCCTAATAAAGCTGATCCAGTAGAAAACACATTACCAGATATAACACCGAGAATAGCTTTTTCTTCAGATTTTATTGAATACCCATCAGGAGTACCGAATTGGATAATTGCTCCAGTTGATCTTATAGTTAAGTAAGAACTCTCAGCTAAACTTCCTATTCCAACGTGACCATCATTTCTAACGTTAAACAAATCATCATTTGCATAGTTTCTTGTTTTTAAAACATATCCATTTGCATCATCCGTCGATCCTTTGAACTGGTTTAGTCCGTTTGATCCTGTAAGAGATGCTGCTTGCATTGGGAGAGTGGTGATATTACCACTCTCAGTCACTTCTTGTAAATTCGGAGTACCTGTAGATCCTCCTCCTCCTCCTGCTGCATCCCCAGATAATAAGTAAGGCAAACCTCCTGGGCCTGTTAGCCTTTGACCATCTCCGCTTCCAGAAGCTCCTAATGAATATAAGCCTCCAGCATCTTGACCAAGAATGCTTAAATTACCTGATACTATTTCCTGTTCTCCAACATTGTACAAAATTGGATCTGTACCTACTTCTACAGGTTCGATACTGTAAGGACCAACTGTAAACAATTCATTATAAAAACCAACTTCACTGCTCGCTACAAATTTGAAAAAGTTAGATTCTCCTTCGACTATGCCATCGTCTGGGAAAATCCTCACATTTTGATTTTGCAGCTGTGAAAGAGGAAAAGTTCCGAGTAAATTTTGTGTAGTAGTATCAAAAGTCGAAGATCCAGTATTTGCAAAAACTAATAAATTATCGTAATTAGTAAAATTAGGATCTTGGTCAAATGTAATATTAAAATTTATTGCACCTGTTGTGCCTGATGTATTTACAAGACGATGACTAAAACCTACAACAGCTTCGAGTTTATCATCTGAAGCTACTATATCGCTAGTTGAAGGACCATAATCATTATCTTTGTTTTCATCTAAGTATGTTCCCCCTGAAGCTGAAACATAAATTTTCTCTATCGATAACCTATTTCCGTAAAGAAGAAAATCTGTTTCATGAGTTTGTCCATCTTGATTTTCTACAGAAAATTTTACACCAAAGTTTTCCGTGAACGATCCGAATATGTCAATATTTTCTTGTTTAGTAAAAGTAAAAGAGGGGTTTTTATAATCAGTTTTATAATTAGAATAAGCTATACTTTTATCTTCATTTAAAATACTTATATTTATTCCTTTAACAAAAGCATCATCATTAATAGATGACACGGTATTTAAAGAGTCGCCGATTCTATCAATTAAACTTGTTTGAAGAGTTATAGTATCTCCTATTGTATATACTCCACTTCCTGAACCCGTTGCGTTTAAGTTCCCAGTATCAACATTTAAAACAGTATCAAAAGCATAGTTATCACGAGTAGTAAAGTTTCCTTGGTAGTAGCTTGAGAAACCAGCTGTTCCAACTCCTACTTTGGCGGTTAGCTTAGCTGTTGATCCTACGGCATAAGTAGCATATAAGGCTCCGCTGTAAAATTCGTTTGGTTTTAAAGGAATTATAGTTGATGATCCACCTTGAGCAATATAACCTACACCTTCACCTCTTACGTCTCCTATAGGTGTCGTTCCTCCAATAACAACTGCTGGAGCTAAAGAGTAATTGGCGCTTGTGCTTATATCATCTCCTGTTGGAAGAGCGCTTCCTATTCCTACTCTTGTAGCTGCATTTTTAAAAGTTACAGTATCCCATCCTTGACTTGATGCAGTACTAGCGTATTGACCACCTGCACCCGTTGCTCCTGTTGCATCAGCGTAAGCTCCAGAGTAATATATCTCTGCTCCAGATGGCGATAATTTAATAGGGTCAAAGCTCATTTTACAAAATTGTTATCTTATCTATGAATGATTTATTAAAAGTTAAAAGCTCTTCGTATACCACAAAAAGCCCTGATTCGTCATATGAAGAATCAAAGTATGCGTTTCCGCCATCGCCCCCTTTGTTGCCTAAAGCATTTACTTGATAGTTAAAAACTCCAACGCTATCAATCCCTGTAAATTTAGTACCTGTTGACTCTGTTATTTGAGAATCTGTTTGCCCATTGGGGTAAGTTAAAATAGAATTATATCCAGTTGAATTACTTACAGCATTCCATCTTCCAGTAATAGAAAAAGTTTGATTAGTAAGGTTGGGAACTCCTGTTGTTACTTCAGCTAATACAGGAGCAGGTAAAGTAGAGTAGGTAGTTTCATTTATTGTTTGAGAAACTTTATAACTAAATGTGTTGGCTAGAGTCTCTATGCTGATGTCTTTTTCTATCAAATCAAATTTTCCTGTATCATATTTAGAAGCATTAACTAAATATTCATTAGGAGCTTGTTCTTGAAGAGAAAGAACTTTGTAAATAAATGGGTTAGCATTTTTAATTTCAAATTTTACTGGACTACCAAGTTTAATAAATGGTAAAAGCTCAGGTCTATCAAATCCTGAAACAACACTTCCGTAAGGGTTAAATCCCTGAGCTTCTAATGCGGCTGGACTGCTTATAGTAGATCCAGTTACAGTTAGCTTGGTTAATTGATCAGGAGAGACAACTGATATTTCATTATTTATAACGCCAAAAGTAGGTTCAGTTAAATTAGTTATTGATCCCGAAAAGTCAACTCCTCCAGCAGCAGCTCTTTTATTATCTTGATCTACATCAAGAGGAATTATAAAACCAGTGTTTAAATTAGGTATTGTTTGAGCGCCTGTATCTACAGCTATCCAATCACCCGAAGTTATAGAAACTGAATTTCCACTTCCAAAAACCCAGCCTGTGACTTCAGGAGTAAAATAAATACTTGTCTCTCTTAATGGAATACCTGCTAATCCACTATATAAAGCATATTCTTGGAATCTACTCTCTCCAGCTGTAACTCCTGATGCATTAGGAAAACCAGCGGTATATCCTGAAAAATTATAAATACCTGTGTAATCTCTATTAAAAGACGAATTAGATGTAGAGGTTACTTCAAATTGATAGTACCTTTCTCTATTAACAAGAGCTAAATTGTTTACATCTTGTATATCGTCCCTTCCTGTAGGTTGATAAATAGTTAAGACAGAATTCATATCTGAACTATCGAAGGTATTACTTACTCTAATTGTTTCTTCGGTTAGATCAACAGCTAAAACTTTTCCAAAATTACTTTTTAATGTTTTTAATTCATCTTCTATAGTTACTAAATCTCCAGGTTGGCAAAGAAGGCTTTCAAGCCCTGCTGTAAATGCAACTTGTTGGTTTTCTTTAATCTTAGAAAAAATTTCGTGTTGCCCCACTCTCCTAGCCATGGCACGAGAAGTTATTCCTACAGCTTCTATACGTTTTTTAAAAACCCCTCTTTGTCTAATATCCTCTTCATCTTCAACAACTTCAATTTTAGGGAGGAAATTATCAAATCTATCTTTGTATGCTATCTCTATAGTGTTAAACTGCTCATCTCTCCTGTTGTTAGAATAATAAAAAATTCCATCTTTAACACTTTCATTGGTAAATAAATTTACTGTCGATCTTGGCCTATCATCTACAAAGTTTATTTCAGAATTTCCAAAAAATACCTTACCTCTAAAAATTGAAGCAATAGTGTTTATTGAATCAAATATTTTTTCTCCTTGTTCAAAGACAACATTGCAAGAGAATCTAGGTTCTCTCCCGCCCCTTCCGTCCGTAACGCCTTCAAAATATCCTTCTTCATCTACTGCATCACAAAATCTTCCTATTTTATAAAGCTGCCATTTATTTATTATTGTTTCATCTACATGTTGCCCCATGCCGTAGCGTGAGTTAGTCAATAAATCATATAAAATCCAAGCTGGGTTATCAGTCCATTTTAACTCATCATGGAAAGTACCGTCCCAATCTCCTTTATAAACGAGTTTATCTTTTTTAATCGTGGCAGAAAAATCAGCAGTTGTTTTGTAATATCTTTTATCAATTCCTCCTACCTTCGTGGGAAAATAATTGCTTGGTATTTTTACTTTTTTTAGTTTGCAGTCATAAGTTCTAGTAGGTATTGACCCAAAAGATCTAGAATCTAATTTTGTACCTACAACTGCTGAGAAAGGATAAGGTAAATTAACTGGTATTATTTCCGTTACTTTTTGAAGAGATACATCTTTACTTAATAAAACAGAATTTGTTTCATGTGATAATTTAGTGACTCTAACAAATCTTTTTTGTAAAGTGTCCGTCGCGCTCGATTCTATACCTCTTTCTCCATCACTTGTTAACGTCTGGATGTTTTGATTCGGCAGCGAAGGTAAATCAAAAGGTTGATTTAATATTTGTGATCTCTCTTGATCTAAAGCTATGACATAATCTTTGCTGCTTCCTTGGTAATCTGGGTTTCCAATATCAATTAGAGTTTGTCCTTCGATTAAAGCTACTATTCTAAAATCATATGATTTTTTAACATTATTTTCTCCATCTAATCCTACTATTCCAGTTTCAACTCTTATATTTAAAACTGAAGGGAAAACGCTGCCTATATCTAATTTATTATCTGTTGCTCCTTTTACATTTTCTACGTTTTTAGTTAAGGTATCTTTCAAAGAAGAAATACTTAAAGTTATAAAAACAGATTCAACATTAGGGTTAAGTACAGTATGAGTTATTGGTATAGCTTTTTCGTCCCAATTCTTTAATGAATTATTGGCCCATTCACTGTAATTTCTTAATTTATTTGATGAGGTTCTTTTGTCTTCGCTTCCTTCGCTTAAAGGGAGTCCTTTTTCTAAAGTTAAATTAAATTGAGTTGAGTCGTCTCCATTTAAAACACTGGACCTCTTCAACATATTGCCATCCTCTTTTATTTTTTGAGGAGCTTTGTTATTGGCGGTTGAAAATGGGCCATATAAAGGCCCACCATATTGTTGATCTATAAATATTCTATTAAAATAAGAAAAAGGATTTTGCCCTTCTTCTCCATTTCTAAATTCTGATAAAACGTTAGAGAAATTAAATTTTAAATTATCAAATTGATAATCATTGCTTGTGCCTAAACTTAAAGCTTGTCTTGCATACTTCAATTCACTAAGATCTTTCAGCGCATCTTTTATAGAACTATCAATAAAATAAGTACGCTCTTTACCCCATACTGTTTGATTTTTTAATCTTAAATCATTTGCTTGATAACCAGCAGGGAATGCTATCAAAACAAAACCTAGCATATTACCAGTTAAAGTTCCGTCGCTAGTTATTTCAGGACAAGTACAATCAATAATTTTGGCTCCATTATTTTTTAAATTATAAGAAATATTCCATGCGGTTGTAGCGCCATATAAAGTCGATTGATATGGAATCAAAGAATTTTCTCCTTGAACAATGTTTCCACTTAAACCAGCGGCTAAATTTGGTTTTATTATTGCAAAAAATTCAGCGTCGCCTGTTTCAACGGAAACCCCTTTTTTTAAAAAATTTTTTAATAAATCTTTAACGCTTCCGCCATTCCAACCAAGTTTAGACAATGCTTTCGAAGCTAAGTCTCTTTGATATTTATTAGAAGAGGCTGTCCCTGCTATATCAATGTTAGATTTGCCAGCATTATTTTCTGTATATAAACGTAAAATAGAATCTAAGTCATCTTTGACTAAATCATTGGCCCTGAATCTAGTCCAAGGTAAAGCTTTGTGACCATGCGTCACATTCACATATTGAAGCCCAAAGAAAAACCTAGAACTGTTAGCTCTATGTTTCCAGTTAGTGCTTCCCTCGTTGCTGTCTGTCCAATACATCGCAGCAGTTGGTCTAGGGTTGTTGTTTCCAGACCATTTATCTCTTGTTCTCCTATAACCAGCATATGCAGGACTTGTTCCAGCATCATCAGGGTTCCTAGTTGTATTTAACCAAAAGAAAAAATCCTCAACGTAAGCTCTAGCAGAAACAGCTATTTTCCGATCTTTTATCTTAGGGGTAGTACTGTCTCCGCCTTTATCTTTAGTTTTCTGCCTATAGTAAAGCATGTTAACACTAGGGGCAGCTAAAAATTCAGTATTCCAAATGCTTTCTTGATTATTGTTATATTTTAAAGAGGTAGTTCTTCCATCTGGATTAGTCCCATTTAATTGCTTTTGTAAATTTTCAAAAAAGTTTTTACAACTTGTCGCCCCATCAGAATTAATTGATATAGGATTAGACTCTAACTGGTTTTCTTGATTCTCAGAAATAGCCGAATTTGAAGTAGTTGTTTCTGCTCCATCAGTTACAGCTACAGGAGTATCATCTAAATATATCCCTTGAAGCATTCTTAAACCATCAGAAACAACCGTACCATTTTGATTTACTAAGCCTTCAATTGGTCCATCGCTTATCAAATCTAATGTTTCTGCATAACTATAAGAAGCGCCGTACTGCAAATCCCCCATAGCAGGAGGTTTGTAAATAGGAGGTTTTTGTTCAGGTCTTTTACCTCCTCCTGCAATACTTTTCTTTTTTAGTATGTGATTCATTAATTTATATTGTTAACGGGAATCTTACTAGTAATAATTGCGTTTGGTGTTTCGTATTCTTCTTCTTCAATCAAAAGCTGGTTAGCCGTAAGAACATTTTGTGTTTCTTGGTTTTGTGGGAAAGATTTAATTGTAGCTTGTATAACTTTTGATCCTACTTTTAATCTTCCGTAGCCAATTGGAACAGGTGCGCCTTGAGAAGCAGTGTTTACGACATTATTGAAAACGAATGAACTTCTGGATGCTTCTGCTGTGGCTGAGACTCTTTGATCTTGAGTGTCTGGCTTAGGAGATAATGCGGATGCTATTGCCGATAAAGCTAAAGAACCTGCAAAACTACCTAACAGAGAACCTCCAAATAAAAAAGTTCCTATTGGGCCACTACCCACTATTACAGGTACTAAGTCTATTGTGTCAGGATTTGTCATACCATCCATTTTATAGCCGTCAGTAGTTCTAGTTTTATTAACTATAACATCATAAATAAAACCTTCTTTTTGCAACTCTACTATTCTTTTTATAAAACCCTTGCAATTACAATCGATAGCAGAAAAAACAGAACTAGGTTTTCCGATCTCCATTGTAAAGATATCGGTGTATTCTTTAGCTAAAATTCCATGTAATCTAATGGTTGTCATACTGCGGCCTTAATCCTGTTTAGTATATTTACATCTACTTCACTCGTTTTAGGCGTATAAATATTTATTTTTTTACTATTTAAACTATAGATAATAAAAGGTTGGCAGCAATTCTCGGACATTTTAACATCAAACTCTGATGGGCTTTCATCTCCTGTGATATGACTATGAAAAACACCTACCATTTTACAGTTATCTTTAAACAAAAGATAACTAAGAGGGTTAATTAAAAAAAAGTTTGAAGGATCTTCTGAAACGTTTTCTTCTATTTGAACCAAATATTCTTTTTTATCTTCATCAAAACCTAAAAATCCGCAAATTTCTCTTTTAAAATTAGAATGAGCTATTTCTTTTATTTTGGTTAAAGCTTTTTTTGGCCCTTTAATATGTATTGTCTGCTCCATAATTAAATCCATCTGTCCCAGGGTATCCACCAAATCTTGCGTACAACGGTGTTGGGTTTCCAAAGTTTTGAAATGGCGCGTCTACATAGCTTTGAGTTCCTTGTGCAAAAGTTCCACTTCCTGTTAAATTATTTCCTCCTTCGTGGAGATCTACTAAACCATTATTGATACTTGCTGTTCCTGTCGTTCCATCCCACCATGCAGTTAAATTTTCACCAGTTATACTTGCAAAAAGACCTGTGCATTCATAATATGTTCTTGGTACATGAGTTAAGCTACCATTGGAAGTGGCAGAGTTGTAAGGGGTTGTAATTTCTTTATATAAAAAATTTATTTCTCTTTCTGACAAAGTTCTATTCCATAAAGCCCATGGGCCTATAGCGCCATTCATTGTCGCTACATGAGCAGCTGAATCATTTTCATAACCTTTTCTTCCGAATCTTTGTTCAACTGCGCCCAACATAAAAGTTTGAGGCACTGCTTTTACAGAATCATATGTTATGGCCCCTCGTTGTGCCTCATTGGCAAAATTACCTAATAAATTTTCTAGTGGTACTCCGAAAGCATTAGTTGATGAATTTTGCACACCATTCACATAAATTTTTAAAGAACCCGCACTACTGTTAATTACGTTGGCTGTTCCTATATCATTCGTTATAACATATTGATACCACTCTCTTCCGTTTTCATTGTTTAAAGACTGAGTTTTTTGCTGGTCATTTAGTTTTACTGAATTGTAATTGTTTCCAACTCCATCGGCTGGTAATTTAGGTCCAACAAAATTTGCTGAAACGGTCCCCTCTGGAACTCCTTTCGAGTTCATGTTACTGACAAAGATATCACTATTTATGTTTAAAAACCTAGTGTTTGGCCATTGAGCTGCATCTCTAGATGAGGTACTAAATATTCCTGCTCCTAAGGGGGACATGTTATTTATATTTACCCATCCTACCATACTCCATGAGCCTTCTAAAGATCCAGTTACAGCACTTGAGTGAGTATGAAATAAACCTGAGTTAGTAGCAATATCGCTTGTAGCCGATTTTAAACCGCTAAACTTTACAAAATTAAAACCAGAGGAGATTGTTTCTCCTTTCTGATAGGAAATAGACTCCGCAGAATTAAACCTCCTTTGACATGCAGATAGTTTTTTACTACATGCGTCTTTTTGCCAATAACTTGGGTTACTTTCTGGACTTTTATCACTGTTTGATTGAACGCAGACATATACAGTTTGTAAAGGAACTCCTTCTTCGTTAGGGCTTCCGCCAAAAGGCCGTATTAAAATATTATTGTTTTTTAAATATACAATATCTCCTTTATAATAAGATTTTTGGCTTGACCATTGAGCTGAGGGATCATCAAAGAAATTTACAGGTGATACTACACCTCCAGCTCCAGTAGGAGCGTTGTAACTCGGTACTACTACTGCCCCATTTTGGTCTACGAAGGGGCTTTCATCAGCTTTTTCTACAGGTAATCCCGCATATCTACAACCCTCTCCTCGATACTTCCAGTAACAAAACTTAGAGACCACATCTCTGTAATTAACATTAAAGCTTTCTAAATCTAAAGGAGAAGCTAATTCTAACTCTACAAAAACTTTAGATTCTTGTGTTTTTCTGCCAACCAACCATGTTTCATCGGTTAATTCTGCTTTTGGATCAGCTATACCAAAAGGATTAACTCCGTCAAAGTTAATATCATCTATATATTTAACTGAAACTCTCTTCCTAACAATTTTTGCGTTAACAAGATCATTATAGTTTTGTAAAAAATTAGTTATAATATAATCTTTATTTAAAACTCTAAGTTTTGGTCTAGCTAATTTTCCATCTCCAAAAACATCAAAGCCTTCAGACTCTAAGGATAAAGGCAAATATTGAACACCTTGCCAAGTAATAGATTTATTAAAAACAGTACCTGCGTGAAACCCTAGAAATAAAGTAGGTTTGTTAACTTTGTCTGGAAATATTCTAAATAGTTCTAAAATTGCTGTTGGCTGTAAATCCAACAAGCTATCTGCTACTTTATTTTTTCCTTCTTCTGCCATGTTTAAATTTACACTAGACTATATATAATAACTAAAAGAAGTGAAAATTACACAACTTAAAGGAGACCTAGAAGACCTATGGGAAGATTTTTTTAGGTTTTGTGTGGAGTCTAAACCTTATGATTATCATAAAATACCATCCTTTAGACTTAAAAAAGCGAAGATAAGAAAAAATTTTCAAGATTTGGTAGAGTCTTGCCAGATTTTTTTAGCAATTAAAGATGAAAAAAAAGTTGTGGTTTTGTTTTTAAAGCCTTATGATAACTTTGTAGACGTTGAGTTTATCTTTGGCTTTAGTAAAAACTTTAATTCAAAGGTTTTAATAGAGGGAGTACATAGAGTTTTTGACGAGGCTTCATTTATAAATAATAAAAAATATTTTAAAAGTGAAATTAGAAGAAAATTTAAAGTAACATCTTATAAAAAATGGATTGAAAGATACGATAAAACGGCTATTATTTTTAATGATGAACATAACAGTATCGTTTGGTGCAAATTACAAAAAATGAAAGTAAAATTTGAAGTTATAGGAGCTAATGCAGCTATGAACCATTTAATGAATCAATCAGGATTTTTAGGTAAAACTTTTGATTCTGATTCAAGATCTCAAACTATGAGAGAAATATTTTTTAATGAAGAAAGATATTTATTAGATGAAAAGAAGATAGAGTTCAATCCGCAACACGCATTGGTTCATGGTTTCTTGTCTGATACAAAAGAAAAAGTTGGTAGAGTAGTACTAAAGTTTTTGCCTCAAAATGAAATCGAATAAAAAATACAAAGTATATACAAAAAAAGGTGAATTTCACCATAGTTATAACTCTGGCTTAAAAGGTTCTCTTGGTTGGGCTATAGATTGCGCCAAAACTATTAATGGTTTTGTGATAGAAATAGGAGAAGATGGCAAAGAGATCGAAATATTTAACAACTCAACATTAAAAAATGTTCCAGTTAATTAAATCAGTTTTAAAATCCATAGAACTTTACTTAACCTTAAAAAATAAAAAATTTTATTATGAATTACATAAAGAATTTAAAGAAAGAGAACAAAAACTTGTTCAAGAAATTGAAAATCTTAGGATTCGGGGGGATAGCCATAGCGCTGATAGGGCTGACCTCTTGCGAGACTATCTCGACACCGAACGTAGGGAATTTGAACATATATCAGCCTTCTACGCTAAGATTAAAGAAGGGGGAAGCGATACAAACAATTGATGGTACTTATACCCCGCAAACCAATGAGGTTTGGCATTCTGACGCTAGATTCAGGAGATTAGAAAGACAAATTTACTCTTCAAATAAATAAATAGAGTGTAAATTAAAAATAATCTTGAAAAAGATTACAAAACGTTCATAATACAATAACATGAAAAAACTAATACTTGGTCTTTTGACCACATTGGGCATTGCTTTCAGCAGTGCAAATTCACATGCTACTACTCTTGCTGATAATATTGGCGTTAGTGGTGGTATTTCAGTCAGCAACTTCACTACAGATAGAGGTTTAGCAACAAGAGAAGATTCATTTGATTATTCTCTCTCGCTAACTGCCCCTCTTGCTGGTGGTGATTTTTCTATTGGTTTAGGGCTTGCGGATGCAGATGATGATACAGATGGATCATATTCTGTTTCTTACAGCAAACCAATTGAAATTGCAGGACAAAAACTTGGAGCAAAAGCAAGCTTCTCTGGTCTCGACTCTGCTTTCGGTGATCGTGAAGAAGTTGCGATTGGTCTCACATACGGTTACAGCCTTTTTGATGCATCAGCAGCAGTTTGGCATGAGCTAGAAAATGATTGGTTTGGAGTGGAACTAGGCATCTCCCGCAATGTCGGTACTCCAGTCAATGATCTTGTTGCAACCCCATTCCTCACTGTAAATCTTGCAGATGAGTATACAGCTATAGAGGCTGGTGTTAAAGCTAGCTATCCTATTAGTGATCAGCTTTCGCTTTCAGCCAAGCTATCATACAACAATAACGACTTTGATAATTCAGCATTTAACGTTGAAGACGAGTGGATTATTGGTGCTGGATTGAAGTTTGATTTCTAAAATTTTAAATACGAAATTAAATAAACTTAAAAAGCTCTCCGCAAGGAGGGCTTTTTTTGTGTAACTAATAGTTATATGGAACCTGAAAAGTCTATTTTAAAAGAGTTTCTTAACGGAGGATGGCTTGTCCCACTAG